TAACGTAACAATGACAATCGAATTAATTACTCCTATCGCTATCGAAAAAGGATTAAGATTCGCTATTCGTGAAGGTGGTAGAACAGTTGGTTCAGGTGTTGTTGCTGACATCATCGAATAATAAATACAGTAATAGCAAGGGTTACAGAGTTTTGTAACACCTTGCTATTTTGGTTATTAGCCACTATTTAGCCAATTAGTTTATTATAAAATCCATTTTTTTAATACTATCCGTTTTATTTTCTGGGATAGCTTCAAGATAAATTTCAGTTATTTTTATACTGCTGTGTCCCATTAATTCTTTAAGTGTAACTAGGTCGCAGCCGTTTGCTAACATTAAAGTTGCAAATGTGTGTCTTAAGTCATGGAATTTCCTATAACGAATATTTGCATTTTTTAATTTTCTTTGCCATACTTTTAATAAGTTTTTATTGCAAATGTAAGTGTTTTGTTTACTTGGAAATACCATGGTGTTAGTTCTTTCTTTATTTATAAGCATGTTGTAAACTGTGTCATTCATAGGTATAGTTCTTATTGAATTATTACTTTTGGGAGTTGATAATTTTAGACTATATGTCCTTTTATGTTTTTCATCAAAGTCTGCTGAATTGGTTAGATTATGCAATACACTAATAGTTCTTTTTTCAAAATCTAAATCATTCCATTGTAAGCCTAATATTTCTCCTTGTCTCATACCAGTAGCCAGTGCAAATACAACAATATCCTTATAAGAACTGCCTTCAAATTCTTTTAATATGGTTTGTATTTCTTCTTTATTAAAATAATCAAACTTCATTTTATTTTCTAATATTTCATTTGCAGATATTTCTTCTTTTGGAATAGTAACATTATTGCAAGGATTTCTTAATATATAACCTTCTTTTTCTGCATATACAAAAAATAAATGTAACAGCTTATGAATAGATTTTATTCGCTTTGAAGACACTGTTTTAGTAGAATGAACAGCTTTTTTCTTTTTTAACCTATCATAATATTGTTGTATATGAATTGATTTTAATTCATTGATTGGTCTATTTGAAATTATATCAGGTTCTATATAGTTTCTATATAATCCTTCATATGCTTCAAAAGTAGATCGTTTAATTGTATTTTTCTTATTGTTAAACAACCATTTTGAAAACAAAGATGAAATTGTTATAACTCCTTTAGAAGTTTGTAATCCTAATTTTAAATCTTGGATATATTTATCTGCTTTTTCATTTGCTTCGTTCATGCCTTTGCCATAAAAATTCTTTAATATTGGAGAACCATCTGCTGCATGACCTATTACTCTTCTAACTCGGTAATATTTGTTGCCATTAATTTCACTATTTGTTTTTACTGCCATAAAAAAACCTCCATTTTTTCAAATATTTTTTTATTAACACTTGAAAAATGAAAGCTTTTTATATATAATACAAAAGTAATCACTTTTCAAGTGGTTATGTCCTAGAGTAATGTGTGTCGTTCCGCAAAAATGAAACACATTGCTCTTTTTTTATTTATTATACTTTCCAACTGTGTCCACAGTCTTGACAAACTGCCATACTTGAATGTTTTGTTACTAGCTTTTGTTTTTTATGGCCAAATAACTTTACAAATATCATTGGTATAGTTAGACAGAACCATAATAAAGGTCTCCACCACCAACCAATAAATAACCAATATAAAATACTGTGATGTTTATTTTTTAATTGTGATTCTGATACCATTTGAACATTTACATTTGAGCTACCACATTTAGTACAAGTCATAAAATACATCTCCTTTCTTTTTATTTTCTATTTAAAGGCACTTCTATTTTCTACTTTTATTACTCTTCCAACAAGTTGAAATTTTTTGTCTATCAAATCTTTTTTGGTAAATTTTAAAGTAGGATAATGAAAATTCATAGCTTGAAATTCAACAACATTGTTATTTTCTATAACTTTTCTAATATATTCCTTATTGTCTAACCTGAATAGAATAGTTTGACCATTTTCGTATTCAGTAGATTTTTTTACAAAAGCAATATCTCCTATATCAAGTAATGGGGACATTGCAGAGTCAATAGCATTATATTGAAATATATCACTAGTTGTTCTTAATTCATCAGGTGTTCTTTCTATAGGAACATCAAATCCCATTAGCCAAGCTTCGTCCACATTTAAAATTTTACAAAGTATATATATATTATCTTGTCTAGCAAGAGCTTTTCCTTTTAGGTATTTATTTATAAGTGATTGTGAAATATTTTTGGAAAAAGCTTTTGTTTTTTCAGATAATTCTATTTGATTTATATTGTTTAACTCCATAGCTATTTTTAAACGATTAGCAAAGCTATCAGTTCTTTCGTTACTCATAGTAAACCTCCTCTAATATAATATATATTATCAAAAAAATGAAATAAAATCAATACTTTTGAAAAAAAACATAAAAATATGAAAAAAATTCATAAAAGTATTGACAATATTTTTACATTGAGATATTATAATTACGAAATATGAATTAAATTCATAAAAGAAAGAAGGTGATATAATGCTAAAGATGGATTATTCTTTATTAAGGGGAAAGATTAGAACATATTTTGGAAGTGAAACAAATTTTGTAAAAGAACTACAAAATAGCGGTATAGAGATAAGTACGGGAAGCTTTTCAAATAAAATAAATAATAGATCTCCTTTTAATCAGATAGAAATACTGGGAATTTGTAACTTATTAAAAATAGACCTAAAAGAAATTAGTTTATATTTTTTTATAGAAAAATATGAATTAAATTCATAAAAGAAAGGAATAAAAATATGAAAAAATTAAAAAATGCGGAACGACACACAAAATTAAAGGAGGAATTAAAATGCCAAACGATGAAGAATGGATATCTCTTCAAGAATTTATGAGGAGAAAGAAAATAGGAAAAGAAGTAGCTTTCCAATTATTAGCTAGTGGAAAATATGAATACGAAAAAACAGAAGGTGGACATTATAAAATAAAAATTGGTGGTGACACTGTTAGCAGAGAACTATATGAAACTGAAAAAGAAAAAAGAATACAAGCAGAAACAAAACTTGAACTATTAAAAAAAGTATTGATAGGAGGAAAATAAAAAAATGAAAATAGTTAATAAAAAGAAATTTATAGTAAGAATAATAGAATTATTAGTAATAATAGCAACAATAATATTGACAATAAAAGCAATTGCTTATTCAACAGCAATAAGAGGATATAAAGCTTATGGAGGAGAATATTTAATTCCAATATTAGGTTTAATAATTATATTAGTTTTAGAGGTAATTTTAGAAGAAAGCGAAGAAAAGAAAAATCAAAAATCTAATGGTAAGAAGAGGTAAAAATGGAAGAAATATTGAAAGAAATGCAAGAGTATTTTTGTAAAGAACAAATCAGCAATATAGATGTAAAAATTGCATATGCTTGTGGGTACTTAAAAAATAATGAAAGTGTTAACAAAGAACAAGCTATTGAAATAATAAGAAAAATACTTTTTGAAGAAATATAAAAGGAGAAAATATTATGCTTAAATATTATCAAGAATTACTAAACGAATGTATTGATTTATCAGAACATAAAAAGAAACATAAAGAAATGAAATCAACATTAAATAAAATAAAAAATTTAATATTTAGAATGAAAGGAGAAAATATGGGATATCAAAAAATAAAAGATCTTATTTCTGATATAGATGAGTTTCATAACGAAGCGGAATTGAGAGAAATCTTACAAGAAATATTATTTATATGTAATGACAATATAAATAAAAAAGAACCATCTATCAGCAACCAAACTGAAAAATAGATGATTCATAAAAAATATTTAGATAAATACTTTCTGTTTTTATTTTATCACAGAATGTTAGAAAGAGCAAGAAAAATTAAATTAAAAACAGCAAAAGAATTATAAATTTACAAAGGAAGGAGTGTGTAGTATGTGAATACGAAAAACAAAATAGATATTCAAAAACAGCTCTCTGAATTTTATTCAATATTAGACTTCAAGCCACTCTCTGCAAATGCCATTTCAATATATTTAGTATTATTGCAGATAGCAAGTAAGACGGATTGGCTTTATGAGTTTAAGGTTACAAATACTATTCTAATGAGCAAAGTAAAGGGATTAAACATATCTGCTTTACAAAGGGCACGAAATGAACTTATTAACAATCAATATATACTTTATAAAAAAGGAACAAATCAAAATGTTGCATCTACATATACGATAAATAAATTATACAATGATGAATTTATACAATTTGAACAAGCGAACGAACAAGCAGATGAACAAGCGAGTGAACAAGCGAACGAACAGGCAGACGAACACATTATAACTAAACTAAACTTATTATTTAATTATATCTAT